GGCGTGCGGCCGCAGATATGGAAGAAAAAGGCCGATTCGGAAACGGTTCTAGCGCCGCTGACGGATATCGAGCTTTCGGCCGATCTCAAGTGGGAATCGCCGTTTGACAGCACAAACCCCGAAAACAAAGCGCCTACGGCATTGGCCGCGCTTCAGTCTGGGGTACTGATGGATTTTGCTCAAGCCACCTTGCCTAATGGCGGCATAAAGGACAGCGTGCAAAGCGGGTTGAGCGACTTTCAGGGGCGTACCGGCGTGACGAAGCTCAACTCAACGCAAGTATTTTTGGGGCTGAATCCGCTGAAGATCAGTTGCACGGCGCATTTCCGGGCATGGCGAGAGGCGTTCGAAGAGGTGGAAAAGCCGCTGAATCAGCTCATGTCGTGGGCCTTGCCCGAAGAGCTGAGTAGAGACGGTTCCATTGTTGCCCGCCTAGCGGACGATAAGAATAGATCGGCCGCTGAATTTCTCTTGCCGTCTAAAGCGCCTTCAGTCCTTTCGCTCACGTACAAAGGCCGGACCTACTCGCCGCTTGTCATCGAATCAATCGGAATGCCGCTTTCGTCGCCGATCAATTCGAAGGGGCACTTCGTCCAGATGAGTGTTCAGATGACGCTAACCACGCTCAACGCCATTGACCGCAACGATTGGGCTAACTATCAGGTGACCTCGCTATGACCGTAAGAATTCCAAAGCTTCGCACGCATCGATTTGGCGTACAGCTCAAGCCGCTAACGATTGGGCAGTCGCTCCAGATTGCCAAAATGCCGCCTTCGATGGAACAGGCTGAAACGACGGCTTTTCTCCGTGCCGCCATTGAAGAAGGCGAGGGCGTTGCCGATCCGGCCAAGTGGACCGTGCAAGAGCGTCTGTTGGTGCTTTGCCATTATTTGGCCGCTACGTCCGACGAAGGGCCGGATTTCGCGGTAGGTGAAGGGCACTACACGGACTATCTTGACCTTTCTGTTGACCATTCGCCCGATTTGATTCCCGTCGGTGAAGCGGCAGGCGACAAGTGGCAGATTCGACCGCTGTTCGGGGCTTATGCGGACTCTCTTGAGCGAATCGCGGGGGGCGTGAAGGACTCCGCCGGTAATGAACTTACGGGCCGCGCGCACTGGCTTATTGGCGCAATGGCCGCCATGCTCATCCGGGAAGGCGAAGAATCGCCCGCGCCTGATGCCGTGGAAGGCGCTATTGATGACTGGCTGACAGCACGAATCAGCGTGTTTCTTAACTTCCCTGAGCCGGATTTTGCGGAGTTGATAGCCCTGTGGGCGCGCGGACGCGCGAAGACGGCGCACTTGTTCGCCATCGAATTTACCGACAAAGGCATTGTCGTTATGCCAAAGGAGGGGGCGGAAGAATTGCCGCCCGCCCGATTTCCGGTTAACGCCTGTCTCTCCGATTTTGCGAAAGCAATGGCGTGAGCAACTGATGGGGCTTGCCACGCGCTTAACGCTCGAAGCGCATACGCCGCTATTGCAAGCAATGGACGTGACGCCTGAGCTAGCCGCCGATTTCTTTAACTCGAAGAACTACGAAAACTGGCAGAAAACGCGGGAGGCCGAATGGAAATTACAGGCCGCCATGATCGACCGTTTGAACGAAATAATTCGAGGCACAGGGATCGTAGCGAAGGTAATAGCTAAAAAGCCCTCGTTTTAGGAAAAGAAGAGGTAGGCGGGGCAACCTGTCTACCTAAACTTTTTTCGTAATTTTTCAACTGAGGGTCCCAAAATGACCGTTACTACTGGCAACTACCTCAAGGGCTTCTACGATGAGACGCAGGCCCTCGGTGCTAAGGCCGTCAATTCTGACTTCGCGTTGGTGATTGAAGGCTATGAAGACTCTGCGAACTGGCTGCTTTGCAAGCAGGCTCCGTGGCCTGTCGTGGCCCCGCAGGGTGAAATTGAAATCAGCGGCCCCCTGGGCATGAACATGTATCAGGCGCAGCAGGTGAAGACCGGACAGCAGGGGCAGGTTACTTTCTATGAGACCATTTCCGGTGCGATGGAAAAGGCGATCATGGAAATGTACTCCACCGATACGCCTTTCAACTGCTACGTGTACGAAGGCACGCCCGATCATTGGTTCCGTCGCAAGCTCCTTCGCGGTTGCTTCCTCCAGATCGACCCGGTGGATCGCGATTTCGAAAACCGCTCGCAGGCTATGACCGTGCAGGGCACGCTCTTCTTCCACTATTTCGGTGGTGATGACTTCGAAGAGAATTCGGGCGTTGAACACTACGATCCGAACATGTAACAGGCGATAGGTGTCAGTCTTATGGCGCAGATTACGGACTTGGCCCGCAACTTCATCAATGACGAACGGCCGGTAGGCATGGTGATTGACGAAGAGCAGGTAGTGCATCAAATGGTAGCGGCTGTGCGTTTTTACGCGGGCTATGCTCAATTGAAGGCGTTTGAAGAGTACGCCGCGCCGCTTGTCCAGATCACGCCCGAGACTGACATTACGTCTTCGGAGTGGGCGATTATTCGCCCGCTCTTCCTGCTTTACGCCGAACGCGAAAACGCCATCCAGCTTGAGGCATCGCGCGGCTTGGGGGTTGACGTGTACGGGCGCAGCGTTTCTGAGATTTCGTCCGAGATTTCTCAGCTCGAAGCGGACATGCCGTACAAGGCTTTCATCATCCCCATTGAAACCATCATGTAACGTCTTCGTCCAATTCCAATGATTCTCTTCCTCTCCGACGGCCGTCAGATTCGAGGAGACCTGATCCGCAAGGCGGTTTTGCGGTCCGATCTCGCGCCGATTCCTCGCACCCTTGAGGCCGAAATCAACTCCGGGGATGAGATCATGGATCGCCTACTGGCTGAGGGACAGACTCTCACGACCGAAGACGGCGACAAATTCTTTATCGTCAAATCGGAACACGTTACCGGTACCGGCGTACGTGGCGAACACCTTGATACGGGCAACCGCATCACGGCTTTACTAGAAGCGGCCTTACCAGCGGCCTACGTCCGAAGCACGGCGGTAATCAAAGAGAACTGCTCTCTTGCGGGCGCGTATCGCGCGGTAGGTGCGACTATCCGCAGTATCGAGGGCGATTTCCCCGTGCCGCGCTTTTACTGCCCCATTGGCGAGACTCCGACGTACCACATTGCCCGAATCTTGCAAGAAGAGGGCGGAGTCGTGCGGTGGAAGAGCAATCGCATGAAGTTTTTCACGCTTCAGGCGCTCACGACGCAGAAAGTCTTTCGAGAATTCGCGGGCAAGGCTAGCGACAAAGTTCAGACGGGCTTCCTTGAGCGCCATACCGTGCCGTGGTTCTTCTCGCTGACAGATTCCGGTACGTTCCTTTTCGGCAATCGTGCGAAGGCTCGCCGCGTATCGTTCTCGCCGTTCAAGACTTCTCAGCGTCTCCGAAACATGACGCGATGCTTGGTGCAGAAAAAGGTCGTGAAATTGGCTCTCGATATTCAAATCGCCGCCGGTGACCTGCTCTTGGATACCGTAGACGGCGAAAAGTACGTCGTGCTTACCGTCGCGCACGTGTTTGAAGCGGGCGCAGACACGGGGAGCGCACCGAACACCTATAGCCGCGTGTGGCTCGGACAAGTGGAGGAATAGCCAATGAGCGAAGGGACTATGCCGGGCCGCTATCCGGCTATCGTGCGCACCTACAATCAAGCTCGCCGCACTTGTCGCATTGAAATCCCCGGCCTCACGGATGGCGCAGAAGTCTATCCAGAGGCTGAAATCGAATACCCCATCGGCGACAAAGCTCGTTCTGGGCAGTACGAGACGGAACTAGAAATCTTGCCTGGGGACACGATTTGGATTTCCTTTATCGGCGGTGACCCGCGTTACCCGATCATCACGGGCTATCGCAACCCGCAAACCGGCAATAGCGCCGATTGGCGTCGGTACCATCACAAAAACGGCGAAGTGCTCACTGATAACATGATGCACTTCGAAAGCGGTGTTTCCTTTCACGTGGACGCGGGCACGGATATTCAAGAAACGGCAGGCGAATCCATCACGGTTAAAGCCGGGCAGACGATCAGTGCCGAAGCCGGATCATCTATCTCGCTGAAGGCGGGAAGCTCAATCACACTCGCCGTTGGCGGCTCTACGATTGTTGTTAGTCCTTCGTCCGTTGCCATTACGTCTGCGGCCATCGCTCTCAATGGCCCGATCACAGGCGGCGGTTCCGGCGGCGCTACGGCTACATTCAACGGTGAGCTGAAGACGAAGAAACAAATTACGTCCGATGCCGATGTTGTGGCGGGCGGCGTCAGTCTCATGCACCACACCCACCCGGG